ACGTACACGTAACCGCTGACTTGTTTGAGCGCCGGGAACGAGACCTTGGCGCCCTCCTGGACGTCCACGTAACCGCTGACTTCAAGAAGTTTCGTGCATTCCAATTCGTCAGTGATTTTCAGATCACCATCAAATAAAACAACCATCCCGTCGGTTGTCTCTTTAAGATTTTTTGCGTCTTTGCAAATGATTACGTCATCCCGATATTCGATCTTCGTTCCCTTTGGCGCATACCGATCTCGGTAAAGTTTCGTTTTTGTATACGCGCCGAATTTGATCGTCTCATAACCCAAATGAGCCATTTCGGAATCCCGTACATTCATCCCCGTATGTTCAAGAAATCGAACAACGTAGTCGATATATTTTGGTGAGATGTCGCCGTTGCCTTTCCCTTTAATCTGCTGATCCTTTTCAACTGTGCAATGGGGCATGTTGAGTTTGTCCCGGAGAGAAAAGATCTCCACGTTGCGGCCGAAATAACCCGCGACGCAGTGGCGCATGAAATACCCCTCGCGCTCGTATGCCGCTTTACCGATGAGCTTCACCCACTTGAAACCGTCTTTGAAATCCAAAACGACCTCGGTATCGGCTTTTGTCTCATCAATGCTTGACCCTTTTTTCTGCTGGGATTTTGTCCAGCGATCCGCTGACTTTTTTGCTTCCGCGTATGACATGCGCGAGATACGTTTCGGCGCGGCATCGGAGACAAGAAAGTCAATGACGTGTTCGATTTCTTCCGTGATGACTTCATTCTTTTTGAGATGCTTTCCCACAACACGCAGAACCCACGCGACGACGTACTCGTTCGCGTTTAGATGGCGTGCGTACTCGATCAATTGGTTCATAAATTGGATTTGTTAGATCGTACGAATGATGAGTGAGATAAATCCGATAACTAGCGCGATGATCGTGAGAATCCCCAGCGTGTGCAGGTAGACATCCCACATCCTCGCGGCGTACCGGCGAAGTGCTGAGAGGTCGATTGAGATTTCAATGCGCTCGTTGGAACGAAGCGGCTGGATGGCGGGTGGGATGATTTGGGTCATACTTTGCAAGGTTCGGGTTTTGTTAATTCTGTAATTGTCACGCCGGTCGCAAGCGCACGCTGGACGATGACGTTGCTAGATTTGTTAATCGGCATATTCGCAGGCGAAGTACTCGGGCACGCCCATTCGTAGCCCGATCTCCCGTTCCCAATTCTCTGGCGTATCCGGAAGAGGTGGAGGATCCATGGGACGGCGTTTCACTGAAACGTTCATTTTATTTGCGAGTTCGACTGTTTCCGGACTCGATCTTCGACGAGTTTCAATTATTTTTACGAGCTCACTTACTGTCTCAAGCTCATCTCGCATGATCTCGCTTCCGCGTATTCGGATGACGCGGTATCCGCGTAAGGTCATGTACTCATCCCGCGCTCGGTCGTATTCTTGTGTAAAATTATGCTGTTTACCGTCGCACTCGATGACGATATTTCCATCCGGGATGAAGATATCCGCAAAGTACGGTCCGATAGGTTCCTGCACGCGGAATGGAATGCTGTAGCGTTTCAAGCCCTCCCCGATTTTTTCCTCGATTGGCGACTCATACTTGCGCTCCCGGATGATCCGCGATGCGCGAGGCGAAAGCTCATCGTGGGGCATATTGGATTGCGTTGAGTGAGCCTTCCCATTTCACATGCGGTCCGCCGTTTCTCGGTACGATCATCCAGTCGCCACGTTTGTTCTGGTATGCCGACTCGCCCTCGATGGTCGCTTTCATTCGCGGTGTGGGATCACTCGCGGTCGTAGCGTCCAATTCGTGCCAGCGTTTGATGACGGTATCGAGCGACCATGAGAGTTCCTTATGCCCCGCCCATTCTCTGATCTGGTCAATCTTGGCCTTGGCGAGGGCTACGTCGCCCTTACAGACGGCCAAGAGGTCTTTTCCGGCCCGGAGGTAGCGACGGAACTCTGGGCCCTCCACAGGCCATTTTTTGACGTCGAAGAAGTACTGGACGACTTCTTGGAGGGGCGTGGGGGGACGTGGTTCCCGTTTCGGCTTCGGAGCCGGGGAAGGATCGGACTCTCCGGTCTTCCTGGAATCCGATGATTGGATCCCCGTCGCGGCGACAGCCGTAGGAGTTACTTCTTCTTTCTTTACTTCTTTACCTTCTTTACCTTCTTTCAGACGCGCGTTCCTTATAGCAACTTTTTTCTGTTGTCTCGTCTGTTGTTTTTCTGTTGTCTCGTCTGTTGTCTCGTTTTTTTGATAGTCGTCTTTCGACAAGTCTATTTCTTCTCTAGATAAAGCTATTTTCTGTTGTCTCGTCTGTTGTCTCGTTTTTGCCGTTCTCAAATCAAAGTCAAATTTTTGTTCAATTTGCTGGTAATTTTCGTAGTTGAGAATAATTATTTTGCTGAGTATATTGTTTTTTTGTTGTCGAATCTGCTTTCTCGTTTCGAGCAGTCTCAAAAATCGTCTGACCCTTTCTCTGCTCCAGCCCCATTTTTCCGCCATTGTCGTCTCCGAAAGTCCTATCTCTCCCCTCTCCACCCTCACCAGATTCCCCCTCACGGAGATCGTTTTGGGTTCCCGATTTGCCATGATGAGCATGTCAATCCAGGCATGCGTTTTGTCGAAAGGACCGTCACAATAAAACTCCCAGTCTTCAATGCTTCGGTAGAGTTTTATCCATCCGGCTTTAGACATACTTGATCATGTGAGTTTCTCCTTCACCGCCTCGATAAACCGTTCCATCGCGGTCAAATAGAAAGATTCAAAGCTCTCTTTTTTCCCTCCTTGCGACCAGAGGACGAACAGTGATGCCCTAAGTCGCTGTGAGGGCGTTTTTTTGGCCGTGTCAGCCGTTATCTCCGGCAAGTTGAGTTCGTCTGCCTTGAACGCCTGTGGGGCAAACAGAAGCCATCCCTCGGCCTTCAAATAGGCGAAGAGTTGACCCAGTTCTTCCGCTCCCAGTTCGCGAGTATCGGCGACAACTCGGATACTCCCGTCTGCGAGCGTGGTGACCTTGTGGATCGTTGCGGGGAATTGGATACGATTTTGGTTCATAGCGATAATTCTTTGATTTCTCGCTTTAACCGGAGGATTTGGCCGTCGATGGATGCGAGTTCAATACACGTCTCCCGGATCTCCTCCTCGACCTTACCGATGGAGAGCGCATTATCGGCGTGCACAAGCGACAGGATCCACCGTAGGGCCTGCGCGTGGCCGAATTTGCGTGCCCGGAGCTGTAGCGCGCGCATCCGTTCCGCCTTCTTCGCCTTCAACCGCTCAAGGCCCGCGACCTGCCTCTCTCGGGTGAGAGGCAGGAGGCGGACACTGGCCCCATCTGCGCGTGCTTGGAATGAGGGCATAGGCGGGTTAGAACGGAATGCTATCGACGTCGATTTCCTGCTCGCTTGTCTGCGGCGGGACATATCCGCTGTCTTCCGGCGTCACTTCCGACGCGAGCATCCCATGCTCATTCAGCCGTTCTTCAATTGGCTTATCCGCCTTTTTTTGGACAGCTTTCCATGCGTCGCTCCACGTCTGAATCTTCGTGTCCTGCTCGATCACGGCCTTCATTTCCTCGTCCGAGCAAAGCGCCGCGGCGCGGAAGGAGACGAAGTAAGACGTGCCGCCCGCTGGGTTCACGTGGGAGTTCTTCGTAAACACCGTTTTTACCTGTGAGAGATCAACGGCGTCCGGGAATGTGAGCGCGTAGGGCGTCGTGACTGCCGTCTTCGACTTCTTTCGATTCCGATATTCAAAGACTTCCGAGATCGAAGAACCGGAGACGGTGAGCTTGTAGAGCTTCCCGAGTGAGAGGTGGAAGATGTAGACGGCGGCCTTCAAAGCGTACATCGACACTCCCTCGTTGCCTTCCGCGTCTTTTGGAGTCGAATAGTCCTTGAACGACGGATAATCCGTGAAGACTTTGAGTGTCTTCGTTTTGCCATCCGAAAAATCAAGGAGCTCAATCTGTTCGTCGCGGAAGTTCTCAAACTCGCGCGTCTTCCGGCGGATGGGTGAGAGATTTTTCTTCCCGCCTTTTCCATCCGGTTGCCAGTTGCCTTTGTACTCGGCGAAAAAAGCAATGCGGAGAATGACGCCGCCAAAGAAATCCGTAACGGGCGATCCGTCGGGATTCGCCATGGGAATGTCTTTGTACTTGCCTTCATTCTCGGGATCTGCGATGGACTCCGACCACTCACCCGTGTTGCCATGGAGGCGAATGCGGGAGATGGCGAGTTCCGGGATGTTGTTCACTTCTCGCTTTTTGCGGTTCAGATATTCCGTCACTTCCGGCGAGCTGTATTGTTCTGACATAACTGATTGATTGCCCGAAGGCGTGAGTATTGAATTATGCGATTCGTTCGATGATCTGCTTCGCGTTCTTGACCCACTGCGCTAGAAACTCCTCCGAATCCAGCGGGCGCCATGTCTCGATATTGATGAGATTTGAGAGGAGCGCGGAACCGTCACGTATTGACAGACTTGTTTCCGTGACGTTTCGGCACTTGGCCATCTCGTCCTCCGTGAACCGTCCAAGCATCCATGCGACGCGGCGATGGATTGCTCCCGTTTGTTTTGTGGTCATACGGGTTCTTTGGTCGCGATCCATACGTACCCACAGCGGTCGCAAACGCATTGATAGGTCGGCACGCCGTCCACAGTCCCATCCCACCAGTAGCGGGGATGGAGGTGCGGACACGTATCCTGTTTTGTAATCGGCGGGAGTCCCGCGAGCGCGCAAAGGTTGTTCGTTTCGCGGATGACGCCGTGCATCATCTCTCGTATTTTCATATTCGTTTCTCGCCCCGAAGGGCTGGTTAATCCATCAGCGAAACCCGTTGACCTCGCATATTCGAAGGGGCGGAAGCATCACAGCCGCCCCTTCGGAACAGAGAGGACCGCTTGCCACTTAGGCGATTTCAGCGGTCCTGTCAGACGCACGCGCTGTTCTCGCGCCGCTGGAAACGATGATGATTAGCACGGGTGTTCGATCCCGCAGACGCGTCTCGTATGAGAGTAGTTGGCAGTCTACCCTCATAATCTTTGGCTCTCTGGCCACCTTTTCATCATCGTTCCCAGCGACGGGCGTCCCCATGCTTGTGAAGGACGCCAGTCGTTGCGACGGTGGAACTCCATGACGGGATTTCTCCCGGTGGTGCGGTGAGTACGGACGGCGAGAGTTACAGTCTCGCCATCCGAGCCGTACGGGCTTCCCGCCTTTCCCGCTCGACGAGCCTTGACCAACTCGGACGGGTTCTCAAGGTCGTCCGTCTTTTCTACATCGAACGGGAGAGGCGAGAGCTAACGCATCCGTTAGCCTCGTACCTGCGGTACTTTCGGCCATTGCGGTAATGTCGTACCGTTAGGCTAGGAATTTTCCCGCCGTGATGAGGTGATGTCTCGCGCCTAGGACGCAATCACTTGTGCTACTGGTTACACTAAGAGGGGTATGGCACCCCCTGCCGAGTTGCACGGCTCTAAGTTCACCACCTCACGGCGAGAGGCGATCCGTAGATCGCCGCCGCGCTACTCAACTACCGTAACCGTCACAATTTCACGCGCTGGAATCTTCCCGAGATTCTCCGCTTCCGCGAAAACGTCGATCGTGGGGAGTCCACGCTGTCCGTCGAGACGGCGGGCGTAGCGATCTTCACAGGTATAGACGTGGCCGGGAGCGTCTGAAAGTATCACTTTCGTTCCGAGCTTTAACGTGTAAGGACAGGCGACGGTCACGCCTTCCCGCGTGTCGCGGCCGGCGGCGGTCAGGCACTCCTTCCCGCGCGGGTTATGGCATGAATCGGCGCGTGAGTACCGCGTGCGGATCGCCGTAAACGTCTTCCAGTCATTGCTTCCTTTGCCGTCTGGAAGTTCGCTTGTACTGTCGATCCATACGTCCGCCGGTCCCTCGAATGTCCACTTGATCGGAGGTTCTGCTGCGAATGCCGGTTCAGGCCATGTGTTGATGACGGCATGGTACGAGAGACCCAGGAGGCAGAAGGCCAGCCAGAGGAATATCGGGTTTGCGCCTTTGATGATGCGCATCCGGGGGCGGTAGAGGCCCACGGGGTATTGTTTGAACGTCATAGGTAGGATTTGATTTTTTTGTTTAGGTTTTTGAACGCGGGATCCCCGCGTTTCGCTGATGGATTTGAATGATGTTTGATTGTGAAGGGGCGGGTGCCAGATTTCGTATCGAGTCGCCCTCCCGACCGCTTACGGGCTTTTGCAGACGTATCCGCATTGACTCGCTCACGGTCGGCTTTCTTTTGAGGGCGACCCGACAAAAAAACCAGTCGGGTTCGACTGGTTTCTCTCTTGGTTTTGTCGTTTATCCGCTTAGTTCAGCGAATGTTTATTATACGACTCGAAGCCCTAAAGAAAGAAACCAGCTTTTTTGGAATGTGAGGTACGAGGGAATGATACACCCTACTGTCCAGCCGGTGGAGGGGATAACTTCTTGGCTCGCGCTTTGGCCTGTCTTGCGAGCCCCGCCTTTCGCGCCTGCGCGATGCGTTGCTCCGGGGTTCTCATGGCGTTGCGTTTTTTTGCCATCTCACTGGCTGTCATGACCATGCTGTCAAGTGGCTCAACATAGCCATTATTTAGGACTTATCCACACCCAAGGAAATGAGACGTGACGTTTTGCTCTGATTCCCTTCCGTTCAAACACGCGCATCATCTCCCCTGCCTGCTCTGGACCCACCACAATTCTCTCTCCGCACCGGCAATACCCCAAATGGTATCGGATGCAGGAGTATTCCTGAATCGTCTGTATCGTCGTCCCCTCTCGTTCGCGGTCAAAGACCATGCGGCCTATCTCCATCGGCCTCCCCCCTTTTGGATTTCGCTCGAATAAAAGCTCGGTCATGTGTTTGGAATTTATTGAATTAGGGGTAAACCTCAACACCAGATGCGCAAATTTGTCAATGATTGTGCAAGCGCTTTGACACTAAGCGGGTAGTTTTTGGATAATGGAGGCATGACAGTTGTAGAGCATCAAGCGGAACTGTTGCGCCGCGCGGATGAGCTTGAGGAGGCGGCGAAGAACGAGGAATGTCCTTGGCTTGCGATCATTGACAGCTTTGGGCGTGTTGTTCGATTGAATCGTTATCAATTCCCCACGCTTGCGACGCTTTTGCGCAAGGAGGCGGCGGGGATGGAGGGATGAAGTATGAAAACTTGGCAATTTCAGTGTGTTAGGCATGTTTATTACAGCGATTTTGAGGAAAGACTTGAAAAGTTACTCAAAGATGGTTGGGAGCCCTTTGCCGTGACGGACCTTGAAGGAGATGAGACTGTTTGGCTAAGAAAAAAAGAATGAGTATGAAAATAGGAGAACTCAAACATATTTTGAATAAATGGCAGTGGGGATTTTCGATTGAGCGCGACGCATGGAGGGGTAGATATTTTCCGACTATCAGGATGTGGTGTTGCTCATTTCAAAGTTTCCAGCCGGAGGGAGAGATGTTGAGTAAAGAAAATTATCGGGGATTTATTTGGGAGTATTATTTTTTGGATCATTGGCAAATTACCATGAGACGTCGGAGAATTGCCGGTCGATTTTTCATTCAGTATCCATGTCAATTCAAACGAGTTTGATATGCCCAAGAGATTGAAAGGACGAATGGCCAACATTTCCCGTAACTGTAAGAAGTGCGGAAAGCAGTTTGTTTCTTTTTTTGAATCCTCCCCCACCAAGAAAGGCGTTGAAGCCATGAAGAAAGCGGAGGAGGAATTGGAGGGGAAGATCAAGGCGTGTAAGCATGAAAGGAAAAAATCGTAGGTACTCTGATACCCTTGAAATGCTTACAGCTCAATTTTGAGGCTCAAAAATCATCAAAAACACCATAAAAGAGGCAAATATGGCCAAACATCCCGGCGGCAGGCCGACCAAATACAAGCCAGAATATTGCGAGCAGATCGTGAAGTTTTTTGCATGCCCGAAGAATGAACGGGTGGTGAAGTCCATCACGACTGGAAAAAATGAATACGAAAAGACGGAGTACACGACGATCCCGAATGAACTCCCGACGTTCGCAAAGTTTGCGCGATCCATCGGCGTTGCGTATGACACGGTTTGCGATTGGGTCAAGGTACACCCCGAGTTTCTCCATGCCCATAACGAAGCAAAGCGTTTGCAGGAGGAATTTTTGATTGACAATGGCCTTGCTGGACTTTATCCGCCAGCGTCATACATCTTCACCGCCAAGAACATCACAACCATGCGCGATAAGACCGAGGTTGAGCACAGCGGCGGCATTTCATTGACCGAATTGTTTGAGAGCCAAAAGAAAAATGGCGAATCAAAAGCAAGCTGATATTGAACTCTACGGGCGACTCCAAAAAAGTCCAATTCTTTTTGTTGAGAAAATGTGGGGGCTTATTCCCCAACCCGTCAAACTTGAATATCGCGGGCATGTTGCGCAGTTGATCGACGAGGCACGAACAAAGGAGATCAAGGTTGAATACTTTGAGCCGTTCGTAAAGGGCGAACACCTGACATGGCAACAGTGGAAGCTCTTGCTTGCCGTTGAAGCGGCACTCGTGGGCAAGGCGCCGCGCCGCATCAGTGTCGTTTCTGGCCATGGCACGGGCAAGTCTTGCGATATTGCATGGCTCATTTTGTGGTTCTTGTTCTGCTTCAAGGACGCGCAGATTCCGTGTACAGCTCCAACGAGCAACCAGATGCACGATATTTTATGGAAGGAACTGGCTATTTGGCACAAGCGAATGCCCGTGGAAGTTGCCGCGAAATATGACTGGTCAACAGAGTACATGCGCATCAAGGAGAGCCCAGAGACATGGTTTGCGCGAGCCCGGACGGCGAGCAAAGAGAACTCCGAGGCTTTGGCTGGCGTCCACGGAGATCACGTCATGGCTCTTGTTGATGAGGCGTCCGGTGTCGAGGATGCCATTTTCTCGACTGCAGAAGGCGCACTCACGGGTCCGAATGTCATTGTCATCATGATTTCTAACGGCACGCGCCTTGTCGGGTATTTTTATGACTCGCACCACAATGACGCTGATGCATGGCAGACGTTGAGCTTTGACGCCGAGGAGTCCCCTATCGTTGATCATGCGTTCGTCGACCGTATCGTTAAGCGCCATGGGCGAGATAGCGATGAGTATGTGATCCGCGTTGCCGGAGGGTTCCCGCACGAGGAGGGCGTAGATGATCAAGGCTATGTCCCCTTGCTTGTTGATGCGGATTTGCGTGAGGCACCTGATGCAGCGCTCAAGGGATCAATCAAACTTGGGATCGACCCCGCTGGAGACGGCGGAGACGCGATGGCACAGGTTGCCCGCGATTCGTTTATCGCCAAAATTACGGCATATGAGAAAACGAATACGCCAAAGTCGATTGCGGGTATGGCGGTCACAACGATCAAGGCGCATGGCATCAATGGGGATCATGTCGCAGTGGATAATTTTGGCATCGGTGCGAACGTCCCGCAGGAGATCGCGCTTGCGGATGATAAAGCGCCGATCCGGGTCAATGGCGTGAATGTAGGTGATGACGCGGAAGAACCCGAGCGATTTTTCAATAAACGTGCCGAACTCGCATGGCGCATGCGCGAATGGCTGAAGGCTGGTGGGGCACTCGTCATGCTGGGGAATTGGAAAGATGAGCTTTTGGCGCTTCGATTCCGTCGGACAACGGGCAAGATCAGCAAGATTCAGCTCATGGACAAGCGGACAATGAAAAAACTGGGATTGAATCACGGGAAATCGCCGAACCGCGCGGATGCGCTCATGCTCACGTTCAACAAGAAAGATGGACCTCAACCGCGTACCTACAAACAACCGGCCTACGAGCCGCAATCACGATATGAAAGCTAACCGCAAACAGTTGCGCTCCATCTTGAGCGCGAAAGAGGAGCATATCCGCGCTCTCCGGCATGAGTTCATCCTTGAGCATGTCCCCCGCTTCCATCGTTTGATCATGGAATTATTCCCAAATACAACACAATGGTTCGGGTACATGCTCGCGGACGAAGAGAACGATAAAACGAAACTCACGCTAATACGCAATAAAAAGGCCATTGCGCGTAACTTTTGACACTAAGCGGGTGCTTTAACGATAATGCTCTTATGGACACGGATAAGATCGTCCGCCAATGCAAACAGGAGTTTGATACTGCCATTGCATATAAGCAGGGTCGGATTAAGGATTGGAACGAGACGGAAGATCAGTACTTTGGTCGATTGAAGAAGGCGCTCAAGGGCACAGTCAATATCTCGCCACCTGTTATGGCGGGATTTATTGATACTCTGACCTCGAAGGTTAGCGAATCAAGCACGGTCAAATTTTCCAAAACAAAAGAGTCTGAATTGCGGATGGAGTTGAAGACGCAGGCTCTTTATGAGCGCATAAAGCGCAGCGGTGATCCCAAGTTCTCCGCGCTCGAGAAGGACGGCAAGAAGCTTGGGAGCATGTACGGACGCGCCATTTTCAAGGCATACGGCGAGTCTGATCCCCATTTCCGCTTCCGCCTGTTCAATACAGACCCGTACGATTTTTACATCGAAGGCAAAAAAGGGTATACGGAACTAGCGCGATATTTGGGCGAGGACAACATCTTTTTGAGCAAAAGTCAGCTTGTTGATGGCGCGAACAATGGGCGATACGACAGAAAAGCTGTCCATGAGCTCGTAAATAACCTCGCCGAGAACGTCAAAAAGGAGAGCGATATACGGCAACAGGACAAACAAAATCGCCTGTCTGCGCTTGGGCTCTCCACCACGACAGAATATCAGGGCGAGGGCATGGTGCGGTTTGTTGAGTCTGGCACGATTGTTAACGGCAAGCGGTATCACGTCATTTGGAACTACGAAACGTGCCTTGCGGCGCTTTGTAGGCCAAATAAAGAGGATTTTGAGAGCGACTTGTGGTGCTGGACCTCATGGGCAACGAACCGCGATAGCTTCAATTTCTGGTCTAAGGCGCCCGCGGATGACATGCGCCAGGTCCATGAGGCCATTAGGATTCTCGTAAGCCAGGAGCTTACGAACCGGATGCGCCGCAACATGGGCCAGCGTGCGTATGACCCTGACGTGTTCCCTGATGCGTCTGATCTCGAATACCGCCAGGACGGGCTTGTGGCCGTGAAATGCGGTGCGAGCAAGGTTGCGGGTGGCATCGCCAGTGGTATCTACTCGTTCGAGACGCCAGAAATGCGTGGGTCTATTGACCTTGCGCAATGGCTCGACAGTTTCTATGGCTTGAAGTCTGGCATCACGGCAAGCGCGCAAGGGCAAAGCGCAGATCAAAAGGTTGGCATCTATCAGGGCAATATCGCCCAGATTGCCGATCGTCTTTCCCTCATCAATGACTCGTACTCCGAGTGCCAGGAGGCCATTGGTCGCCGGTTTCTCCATGCGTGCAAAGAGCACATCAACAAGGCCGAGGCGGTGAAGCTCATCGGCGAGAAGGGCGTTGAGTGGGACGAACTCAAGGGTAGCGAGGTCAACCCGGACATGGAGATTCTGGTCGAGACGAACGCCGCCGAGCTCCAAATTAACGAGATGAAGAAGCAGAAGCGAGCCGCAGGGGTTACGGCAATTATGGGCAATCCCACACTCATGCGCGGGCTCAATCCTCAATGGGCCAACGAGCAGATCCTTCTCAACAGCGAGTACACAGACGAGGAAGTGCGCGTGGCCTTGGATGTCGAAAATAATGGGAACCGTGAGGTCTTATCGCGTGCGAGCGAGGCGATTGAGGATATTGTGGAGGGTAAGACGCCCAAGCTGTTCCGGGGCGCAACAACGGCGTTCCAGCAGAAGATTCTCGACTTTGCCGCGGACAATACAGATGGCGACCTGGGACTATTCAACCGCCTTGTGGCGTATTCAGACGCTCACAATGAAATCGTAATGACAAACATGACCCGGCGGGCGATGCAGGCACGCGCGCAGGCGGGAATGGGTGCGCCTATGGTTCCCGGTCAACCCGCGCCGGGAAGCGAGATGGGCGGTCCGGGTGGTCAGGCAATCCCCTCCCCTATTGAACAGCCGCAGATAATGCAACCAGCTTGATATGGCCGATCCAAAACAACTTCTTAACCGAATCAACGCCGAAGATCGCACGAAATGCGACGAGGGTTTGTGTTCGGCGATGGACGCCTGGAAGAAGCAAATTGAGGAAGTGGAGGCCACGCGATCGCTCCTCGATTCGTTCGTCATCCAGGGTATCGTCAAGCGGCTGAACGAGGAGATTAAAACGATTGAGGGTATCCTGATTGAGAATCGACAGCTGGCTAATGGTGATCCTATTCAGGAGTATCACGCGCGCCTCTCAATGCTCGACCGTAAGGCCATGTACCGCGACTTCCTTTCGACGTTCGACGTGGACGGCCAGCTTGAGTCAATCGCCAAGAAGATCGACGAGAACCTATGAGCATCCTCACCCGTTTCAAGGCATGGCGCGAGCGTCGCAAGATTCTCGACGTTCAGGCATTTGCTCATGCGCATCGCAATTACCTTGTCATTGTGTGCGACCCGAAGGATGACTCCATGTTCGCCACGTTTCGAGGAAAACAGGTGACGGCCAAAATGCGATCCGAGGACGGACTGAACCATCACATTGTCAAAAACATGCTCAAACATTCGACGTTTGAGCGTGAGATCGACAGGTTCATTGGTGGGTTGATATTCGGATTGAAAATACCTCTTGACGTGGGGAGCAATTTCTTTGCTTTCCTCGATGGAGCCTTATTCAACATCTCTAAGTCTCTCAAAAAGACCAAAGATCCCTATGCCGCGACAAAAGACTAGCGACGAGGACGAAAAGCCCAAAGGCGCAGAACCGCCGGAAGGTGAAACGTCAAAAGGTGAGGCAGATAAACCTGCTGAACCAGTACTCGTCGAAAAAAAGGGTAAGTTTTCCATTTTCCAGGTCGGTAAAAAGTACGTGATTCGAGACAACATGGAGCGTCTCATCGGCACGTACGACGCGCTCGATAACGTGACGCTTGAGAATGGCGATACCGTTCCGGGTGCGCGAAACGTGCTCTTTGGGATGAACCGGTAGTCGTTCCTTTCACACACAACAGAAGATACGACAATCGTTTGGATGCTTTTAGCTAGGCATCTAAGCAGCGTTTGTCGTATCTCGCTGTTTAGACGCCCAGTACAAAGCCTCCGAGCGATCGGAGGTCTTTTGTTGGGCCAAACGCGGGCTTTTATCGCGTTCCTAAGCATCGCCGCACTTGATTTATCTAACGCGGCGCCCGCCAAGCAGCGGGTAACAAAACGCTTCTATGCCAGACAATGACATACAGGCACCAGAGGAAGCCTCTGCCGAAACGCAGGAAATCCTCAAGGAGTTGGAGGCCGAAGGCAACGAGATTGCAGGGAAGTCCAAGCCCGATGATGCTGGCGCAAAGCCGGACGAGGGCAAGGATGAAGCCAAGAAGGAGGAGGCAAAGCCCGATGAGGGCAAAGCCGACGATCCCGACAAGGTGGACCCGGAGAAGCCGGAAGCGCCGAAGCCACCGAAACCAAACCGCGAACCAAAGTACGTTCCCGTCGGGGTTCACAACGAGGAGCGCCATAAGAGACAGGAGGCTGAACGCGAGCGCGACGAAGCGCGTGCGGAGGCCGACCGCCTCAAGGCAAACACTCCAGCGAAACCCGACAAGCCAGAAGAGACAACCGAGGACTTCAAAACGCATGCGAAATCTCTTGCGGAAAAGCACGGCCTTGAAGAAGGGTTTGTGTCTGACCTGCTTGAGACCACAGCGAAACTCACAGCGAAGAACTCGCCCGATCTCTCACAAGAGTTGCGGAACGAGATTAACGCCTTCAAAACTGCCAAAGCCGAATTGGACGCTGAAAAGCGACAAATCGAACAAGAGAAAGGTTTTGAGAGTGAGTTCTCCGGCATCATCGAGGAATTGTCGAATGGCGACAAAGACCTTGAGTCATACCTGGCTTCACAAAAGAAAGCCCTTAGAGAGTCCGCTTTCGCAGAAGGGAACCTGAATACACCACTGCGCCGCCTTGCCATCGAATGGCTCCATGACAATCCACAGCCGAAACCTGGCCGCAAATCTGCGGAAGCACCGGGTGGAGGTGAAGGCGTAACCGACGCCCGCAAGGTTCTCAATTTTGAGAACGTAACGGAGAAGGACGTTGCGGACATGGATCCCGAAACATTCGAGAAGTTCAAGGATTGGAAGGTTGCCCAGCAACATAAAAAATAACGGCGTTTTTGGGGTGAGGACTCGAAATCAAATGACACAAATTAGGTATGAGTAACACCCTGACTCCCATGTCGCCTACATTTTGGGCGAAAAACATGGGGAATAAGGCATACAAGTCACGGGTATGCCAGGCGCTCGCCTCTTTCAAGGAGGAAGCGACGCTTGAATACGGTCGCATCGTCGATCGTCCGTACCGGTCAAACCTCGCCGTGGAAGACTACACGAAGGGGACGGCCGCAACCGCACAGGATCTGACCGCGACGAGCGATCAGCTCACGATCAACAAACAAAAGGTCATCTTGATGTACGTCGATGACGTGGACAAGATGCAGAACAAATGGGACGCCGCGCGTATCTGGGGCGAGGAAGCGGGTATCCGCATCGCTGTCAGCCAGGACGCGGAGTTCCTGTACGAGGTCTATAACGCCGCGGATACGATCGACGACGGCGACATCGGCGGAACGGCAGGCAATGCCCTCACGCTCACGGTGTCAAACATCTCGAAGGTCATCGGCGCGATTAACAAAAAGCTCGACATCAACAACGTTGACCTTGAGCGTAAAAAGCGCTTTTGGGCGTTGTCGCCGCAGGCGTACGAGGTTCTTTGGCAGTACATCGCTGGCAAGGAAACGCTGTTGGGCGATAAGACGGGCGAGTTCGGTAACATTGGCCGTTATGGAGGGCTTGAGCTCTTTATGACGAACAACCTCACGGCATCCGCTGTGTGGACGCCTGTGGATAATCCAACGACAGGTGCAACGATCACGATTGATGGGGTGGTCTTTACCTTCGAGGACACGTTGTCTACGACGGAAGGGAGCATTCATATCACAAGTACTACCGCAAAGACGCTTGATAGTCTTGTGGCCGCCATCAATACACCGGGAACGTCGGTGGTAGAAGCGACGGATACGGGCTTTACCGCCTTCACGGGTTCTGATCTTCGCACGGTTCAGGAGATGGTCGCCGTTGACGGTACGACCTACATCACGGTCTACCACAAGGGTCAGTCATTCATGACGGTTGCGACATCGGAAGCGCTTGATCTCTGGTCTGCACGCATCCAGCACAACCTCGCCGGTGTGAAGGGCGCAATCGACATGGTCGTTCAGAAGCAGCCGGATCTTGGCCCGGGTTCAATGGCGTCTACCGTTTCGGCGGGAAAGCGCGGAATGAACATCATGCCACTATCCGTGTTTGGAATTAAGACATTCAATCAGGGAACAAGCGAGATCTTCGACGTCCAGCTCGTCTCAACGAACTTCTAGGCAAGTCGAATAATTCACCTCATTCGACAAACCCTATGAACACGAAGAAAAGGACAAGCGGGAAACGGAAGCCCTGTAGCAAGCCGACGCGCGTGCAGGCGTTTCGCCAGAAGGCACTGATCGGCGGTGTCGCGGCGATGTTCCTCCTTTCCGTCCTCATTACAGGGTTCAAGGTGGCGAAAGCCAACGAAAACGCATTGGAGGCTGGAAAGGTCGTGTCGATCGCCAACGTCGAGACGTTCAACCAGTACAACTACGGGGTGGGCGTTCCAACGCCTTCCTCCGACGGTGAGCAGATCATTGGACGATCACAGTTCAACATTCCCATCGCGGCCGATGAAGGTCTGACCGTGAACGGGACGACGATCATCGACTCGTCCGGGAAGTACTACGGCGACATTGGGACGGCATACTCGACCACGAGCGCCATGACGTTCGGGTCGACGGTTGCCGTGCCGGCGGCGCTTACGACGCTCTCGACGCTCTCGGTAACGAGTACGGCTCTCTTCACGGGAGCAATCACCGCGACAGGTCAAACGCTCGCCATTGGAACGATTACGGCAACGGGTACGGCTATTGCGCCGAATACGCTGACGTATATCAGCGCGACGAACGTTACGAGCACGAACTACCTTGCCGCGTCAACGCTCGTTTGGGGCGTCAATGCCGGAACGGTATCGACATCGACTCGTTCAGCGACGACATCTACACACGCAGATGCGGCGCGTACATGTTGGGTCACAAAAACTAACGCAAACGTGAATGTGTACGTTTCGTTCGATAATACTGGGTCGATGGTGACATCAACTTCACCTTGTACCTCGTAGCGTCTTCCCTCTCCGCCTCCAGCCATGGGGCGGAGGGATGGATACGTTAAATCCTCATTTCATCTATGAAAGCCTACACGAAAATCATTATCCTCCTCGCCATCTTTTTGACGGGGCTAGCCGGACACTACGTCTATAAGGGATTGCAGACAAACGTACTCGGAGGCAGCGACTTTCGCGGTACGACGGCGACGACCGTTGTTTATCAGGTCGGACCTTCCGCTAACGGAACGGTTACGATCGTGCCGACATCGACGTCTCGAGAGTCGGTGCGTATCGTGACAACCTCCACCGTCGCTTACGTCCATTACGGGGGCGATGCGTTTTCCTACACGACGGCGGAACCATTGTCGCCGTATTACCCGCTCGTTTTAGACGCTGAACATCTGTACATCGGCACGATCACGGCAAAGGCAACAGCAACGGGAACGATCGCCGTCACAACGTTTACGCAATAAGTATGATGAGCCTTGATCCGCGCGAGTGGTTCACGATTGCCCGGGGCCTCGAAGACCACACAATCACGACGACGTTTTACGTTCGCGCGGTTGTTCGTAACGCTCGCACGGATGAGCTGATTGACACGGTTGATCTCACGGATTCAGGCGATCATCACCGTTACTCGAAGGCGTGGCAGGTCCCGGCGGATTCATCCGGGCTTGGTTTCTACATTCTCGTCACAACTTCCGTGTACACGGACGCGGCTTACACAACCAAATCATCGCAATACGGGGACAAGTACGACACCTATCTCGTTCAGGACCGCGTGAACGCGATGCACGGCGGGGGTGGCGCGGGTTCCGACGTGGACTACAAGCGGATCCAGAAGATGATCGACGAGGCCATTTTGAGGGTTCCTGTACCAGAGAAACCCGAGAAAGTGGTCATCCCACCATCCCCGGACCTAAAACCAGTCCTAGAGGCCATTTTGAGCGCGAGGGACGCTATTTTGGGTGGTTTCCCAGAGCAGAAGGCCGTGGACCTTTCCCCTATTCTCGCCAAACTGGATATGGCAATCGCGGCCGCAAAGGACAAGGCGATGACGCGCGAGCAGATGGCTCCCCTCTCGGCTCTCAAAGATGAGATTTCAGCGGTTTTGGCATCGGGTGAGGAGACGGTGGCGAAGATTGATGATGCCCTTGAGAAGATCCGCAAGTTCTTCACCGCTGATGTGGACGAGATCAAGGCGTCCGTGGGTGAGCTCGCGCAAAAGGTGGACGAAAAGACCGCCTATATCGTGATGAAAAAGGACATGCCGGATGAAAAGAAACCCGACGAACAGGTGGATGAGATTGATGAGGAAGATGACGACCTATGAGCGAGTCAACGATGCGTAAGCTCCCCGGAACGGCAAGCGGTAACACGGTTGTCGTAGGGGAAGTGCCATCTGGCGACATCGACGACTCAAACGTCACGTTTACGCTTGCGCATACGCCCGCGACTGGCACGCTCGCGCTTTATCTGAACGGACAGCGATTGAAAGCGACGGATGATTACACGCTTACGGGAGCGACGATCACGATGGTATCCGCACCACTCACGGGATCGAACCTAATCGTTGATTACGAATATGCTTAGCGAAAAGAAAATTTTTATCCTCATGGGGCTCGCGTTCTGCGTGTTCTGCGGGATGGTTTTCTTGTCCATCAAGACTGTTCAATCAGTCGGCAAAGCGCTGACAAAAACGAAGGATCCCATAATGGGCGCGCCAACCGTTCTCACGGCTCCCCAAGGTGGCACAGGTCTCTCAACATTCAACCGCGGCGATCTAATTGCGGCGACAAATACCAACCGCCTCACAACGATTGCGACGGGGACGGAGGGAGAGGTGTTGACGATGACGAGCGGGATGCCGGCGTGGGCGGAAGCGAGCGCGGGAACCTCTACCTATTACGGCCCCCTCATTTGGTCCTCCGCCACCGGCACAAATACGACCAGCACAAACCTTTACGCTGATCGTCTGTTCTGGGCGAACGCGACCGGCACAAACCTTACAGCGACAACAGGCATCTTCACGACGCTCTGCCTCACGGGAGACGACTGCAT